GAAATCGGGCTTGCGAAGCCGACCTATCAAAGCGGTTTGACCAAACCCCACGCATGGCAAAGCATTCGCGAATGTGCGGAAAAAGCATCGATCAAAGATTTGACGGTTGCCATGGCCGTCATGATGAACCGTGTCGATGACTTGGCCGACAAGGTGGGTGACGTATGATGACCCGCGAAGACTTTATCATTCTTATTATATTTGGTGCCGTCGCGTGTTTCGCGGCGGTCAACATCGACGCGCTGATGGTCATTCAGTAAATGTTTAAAATTGGAGTAAATGAAAATGAACGAACAAACCAAAATCAACAACGATCCGAAATTCATGCCGATGGACGTGACGCCACAAATGGCGAAAGATTGGATCGAAAAGTGCAATCTTATAAACCGGCCGGTCAGATCATCGCATGTCAAACATCTTGCCCGACAAATGGAATTAGGCCGTTGGAGTAATGAAACACCGCAACCAATTGTATTCACAATAGATGGCATTTTGTTGGACGGACAACACCGATTGCTTGCGTTGATCATGGCAAACAAGGTTGTCCGGTTTCAGGTTGCGACGGTCAAAAATGATAGCGTGTTTAGATACTTGGATCAGGGTGCAAATCGATCAAATTCGGACATAACCGGATTGCATAGTTCGATCTGTGGACCGATACAATATTTGCTGCGCTGCATGAATGTTCAAAAACCAACCCCAGCGGACATTGAGGAATATTTGAACACACCTTTAATGACGAACGCAAAAATCGCCCATGAAGTGATCAAACCAAAACATCGCAATTTCAAATCTATGCCATTTCGCGCGTCCTTTTGCATTGCGGCCGGTTCTGGTTTGGTTGATCCCGAAGAATGCGCCAAAGCATTCCTTGACTTAGGTTCTTTGAATGTCGAAAACTTCACGCCGCTGATGAAAGATATTTATCAGCAATTTGATTATGGGTTTCCTAAACAAGACGGACGTTCATTAAATAATGAATTCTTTATGCGTGGGATGTTTCTGTTTTTGAACATAGACGACAAACGCAGAACGAATGTCAGAATATATGACAGTTTCCGCAAAAAGGCGAAGCACATCACGACAAAATTGATGCGGGAATGGAAGTCATGAAATATCGTGAACTTAAAATGAATGTCGACATTTGGCACGACGGCCATCATTATCGCGTGACCGGCTTTCCTTCACCAAAGGGTTCGTTTATCCACATCCCAGCGGTCCGGCGGAATGCTGCAATGCCGTCTGGGTGGGAACTTGCGGACATAATGGTCGATGAAAAGACCGCTGATCTGGACGTGACCCATGACAGATAGTAATTTCGAAGACACAACGACACCATGTCGGCAATGTTTCGGATCAGGGTGGCAGAAAGTCACAGAATACGACCGGAACGACAGACTGATAACAATGCATGAAAAATGCACATGGTGTTCGGGCAGTGGAAACAAATCGTTGTATATTATTGAGGTTCAACATGACAGAAAGACAACTGATTGAATACCTGAAGCGGATCGTTCGACTGTGCGCGGCACATCAAGCGAACCCCAACCAGCAAAAGCGGGAAGTCGAAGAAATCCGCCTTGTTGCCCAGCACATAATCAATACAAAAAAACAGGAAGGGAAAAATCATGACGTCACAGGTTCACCAGTTTGACATTGAAAAGTTTAAATGGCCGGCCGACGTGCCGGTGAATGAAACGTCTTGGTTGACTGTGCTTCCGATCATGCATCAGGTTTGCAAAAAGGAACAAGAAACCATGCGAAAGAAAATGGGCAATCAATCGTGGGAAGCATTGAAGGCCAGCCAGCGGAACGCATTGCTTGGTGGCCGTCCTAGCCGGTCAAAAACAGGCAAGGAAATTCGCAACAAAGACTTGATCGAAAAGATCGAACGCGGATTGAAGCGCGGGTTGAGCCAAGCCGAAATAGCCAACCAGCTTGGGAAAGCGCGGTCAACCATCACCATGGCCATCAAACGCCATAACCTGAAATGAAATCGTGGGGGACGCGCTAAGTGTCGGGCTATAGCAAGGCAACACGTCAAAACGCACTAGACCATTCCCGTGGCATGTTTTGTTCTGATGTGAAACGTGTCGTCCCCCAAGAACCTTTTTACCAAACCAGAAAGGTCACGCAATGGAATTCTTCACTGCCCTGTTTATAAATTATCAAATCGCCGGACGGAACATCGACACCTATTTGATCCTTCCCAGCCGTGAAGCGTGTCAGATCGCCATCCGCGACAATGAAGACATGGACAAATACTTTTTCGCGGATGGTGATGTTGACATGTGGTGCTTGGACACCGGCGTTCTGTCGAAGTCAATTCGGCCGGTGCTTAGACCATCTTTTCAAAATGTGGACCGTCAATGAAGGGTCGGCGGCCCTGCGAACGTCTAAGGTCGACATAAGCGTTCATCGCGTCTTCGGACGTTCCGTCCCAATCGCCAATATTGTCGATGTGCCAAGCTGCGCCCCAGCGGATGCGACACCCGACAACGTTCGCGCCTTCCTTCATGGCATCAGCGACTTCATCATAAAGGTTCAATTCCCAGCTTGCGCGGCCATTTATGAAACACATTAAATCGACCGCAAGGCCGTCCAGATGCTTCGATTTCATGGTTTGGGATGCACCCTTCGCAACCAGTTCCTTTTGTTGTGAAACGGTTCTTAAACCTTGCACCACGCCGAAGTCGATCTTCGAACATGTGATGGCATATTTTACGACCGCGACCAATTCTTCGTCGACACCTTCCAGACGGTCAAGACTGCGACGGCTTAGTTTGAATTCACTCATGATGATACCTTTTTCACCTTTTCGAAGCTGCGTAAGCCGCCAAGTCCCAACATGCCCATCAACACCGGCATCATGACCGATGTGTCAGCTTGTGGAATAGCGACACCGAAACCGGCGGCAATTGGTGACACAAGGAAGTTCACCGCGAACCCCAGCGCACACACCCAACCAACGGCCGGCCGCCAACCGCCTTTGAACACCGATCCCGATGACGCTTCGGCCTTGTTGATTTCCAATTGTGCCAGCAATGCTTGCTGCGCGTGTTTTTCCGACATCGTTGCGATTTCATGCGCCAACTTTGCCGCCTGATCTTTATCAGCGACAACCTTATCGATGATGCCAGTGACCGGTTCGATCAGTGATGATAGAAGTTTCATTTCTTAGTTCCCCCCATTGCAGAAAATCCAAAATATGCGGCCGTCACACCGGACACCGCCACAACATAAACCGCCGCAATGTCCGCAAGTAAATCGGCGGCAACTTCAAGGCCAAGATAAGACGCGATAACAATCAAGAACGGATAGCCCAGCATTCCGGACAATGCGAACCAAGTCATCTTTAATTGAGCATCGCGTTTGTGGTCTTCGTCTTCCATCCGACGACGACGATCTTCCAGCATGATTTCGCGTTCATCCTGATCGATTGTCCCGTTTCCGTTTAGATCGTAATTTTCTTTGTTCATCGACAAACCTTTCGGCAACCCGTTTGTTTGTCGTGATAATAGCGACTTTTCCTTCGTGCGTCAAAACAACCCACTGGCCCAGCCTATTTTCCAGCAACTTCAAGGCAAACAACCGTCTGACTGTTGTGAACGATTAAACCTTCACGCGCTTTTCTGCGTTCGTCTTCGCATTGCTCATAGGTCGAATACGTCGGACCGATCTGATAATATTTCAGGGAAGCCGATGGAATGTATTGGATGAATATAAGAACATAAAGCATCACCAGTGACCTTTGTTTCTGCCGACCAACCAAATGACCGCCGCCATAATAGCAACGCCGGACGCCGCCAAAATAATCCCAGCAACCCATTCGATGATTTGTCGCTTCAATTCTTCTTTGCGATAAAGTTCATCTTTCCGCTGCTTTCGCATCTTGGCCTCAATCGCCAAAACTTCATCCCAAGCTGATGGACCATAAACGAAAGAAATATGATCCTTGATGGTTTTCCGCATTTCATCCAGCTTGCGCCGTTCATTCCATATCATCAGCGCGGTTTCGCTATCTGATCCTTTGAATGTATACCAAGGCGGGTTTTTCGCTTTTTCTTCGCCATAATTGAAGTCAGAAACCGCTTTGCCCCATTGGGCAAGTTGGCCACCCATGTCTTGAAGATCACGACCGACGGAAATCCCGTGTTTAATCGCATTAAACGCGGATGTTGCTAATCCCGCCGCTGTTATCGGATCAATCATGTCATCCCATTTTCGTCAACACGGTCACAAGTAAACCAATGATTGCCGCCGCCGTTGCGATCATGATGTGTTCGATACGTTTGATCCGGATGATCGTTTCACGCCACCGTTCTTCGACTTGGGTTTCAACACGGGTCAGACGTGGTTCCATCTGGTCAATCCGATTATGTGCTTCCTGAACTGATCGTGCCAACTGTCCAACCTCATGCAATATCGTCGATGATTTCGACGCGGATATATCCATTATTCGGAAACGTTTCGATCCGACTGTCAGCGTAAGTGACTTCGAATTCCGCCTGATACGAACCAATCGTGTCAGTGTCATCAGCGGACCAAGTATATTTAACTTGTCCCGCATTCGCATCGACCAATGTGGCCGCTGCATCAACTTTCGAAGTCGTCCCGCCAACTTCCCGCATATGAAATCGAACCGAAGTGCCATCAAGATCAACCGCATTTTCATCAGCATCTTTCAAAGTCGCCGCCAGTATTGGTGCGGTGTCATTCTGTTTTATGTAAAATTTCATCTATGCGACCTCATTGGATGCGTCTATTGATACACTATTTATACCAAAAGTTGTTAATGTTGCAAAGTTGTGTTCCCCGACCACAACGACGTTCTGTGACAAGTCGCCCACATTTACCGTCCGCGCGAATGCTGGATCGAATATCAATATTGGGATCGATGGTGCGCCGGTGGTTATTGTTTCCCCTGATAAAACGTGTATCTGGGCGAATTCCGCGCCATCCAGCACCGGAACGCCTGTTTCCAGTGTGTCACCATTCAGATCGTGTTCTTGCGTCAGTGCGGCGTTATCGTTCGCCGGTGCGCCTGTTGTGATCGCGCTGCCAACTATAATGTGAACTTGGGTGATTGATGTGGATGCGACCGACGGTGTGCCTGTGGTTATTGTGTCGCCACTGATGGCGTGATCTTGCGTGATCGACGTCAGATCAATAACGACTGCACCGGTTGTGATGTCATCGCCGGAAAGGTCATGTTCTTGGGTGATCGCGGCCGATCCGACGTCCGCTGCGCCCGTCGCCAATTCGCCGGTTGCGAAACTTTCGTCTTCGGACATTGTGCAAGTGTCCAAATCCGGTTGACCGGTTGTGATAGCATCGGCCGCAAACCCGTGTTCCTGTCCGATGTCAGATGTGCCAATTGTCGGCGTTCCTGTTGTGATAGCCGATGCAAACAAAGGAACGGTTTCGATTAGGCTTGTCTGTGGTACAGATGGCGCACCGGTTGTCACGTCATTTGCATCAAGATCATGTTCTTGCGTCAACGCCGCCTGATCAACAATCGCTGAATAAGTCAACAAATTAGATGTGTTGAACGTTTCTTCTTCAGACATCGGCAATGTATCAATGTCCGGTGTGCCAGTGGTGACACCGTTCCCAACAAGCGCGTGTTCTTGATTGATGCCTGTTGTCGGAATATCGACCGAACCAGTGTCGAACCCATTGCCGCCAAGATCATGTTCTTGTGCGACTGTAGGTTGACCCAGCGACGGTGATCCTGTCGTGACGTCATCGCCGGCAAGATTGTAAATGTGACTTAGTGTGACCGATGCCACATCCGGTGAACCAGTGGTGATTGCATTCGCACCAAGTTCGAAGTTTTCAACCCCAGCATCGGCAAAAGCTGCGGCCGCGAATGAATGCAAGCTAAACATTGACTATTTTTCCACTGATCGACATCATTGTCGCAATTCTACCTGAAACCGCAAGAAAAACAAAGTCCACATGATTTCTGAAGCATATCAACGCAAAATCACCGAATATCACAGAACACACCGCTGGGGTGGTGCCGTCGAAGGCAAAGCATTTGAAATCAAGTGCATTGCGAAAGACAACGAATGTTCGACAATTTTAGACTTTGGGTGTGGTTTCGGCGCGTTAAAGAATAAAGTCGGGCATGAATTCGACGTCACTGAATATGACGCCGGCATCGAAGGAAAGAACAAATTGCCTGTCGGAAAGTTCGACATGGTTGTTTGTTGTGATGTCATGGAACACGTCGAACCCATGTTTGTCGATCAAACAATCGATTGGCTGTATTACTACGCCACCAAGATGATCTATGTGTCTATTTGCTGCGCCCCGTCACTTGAAACATTCGACGACGGTTCAAACCTTCATTTGACAATTCGAACCCCGTCATGGTGGATGTCACGCTTCGAAGAACGTGGCTATAAGTTTTCTTATGTCGGAACGGATCGCGGATTGACGATGAAGGTTAAGGTTTAGGAAATATCAAATATATCCTGACATATCTTCATTTGGTTGAACGTCTGTATACTGCATTTCGACATGTTCAGTTGGAACGGTGCCGTTCTCTGGTGGCTTGACTGCTTCTAGGTCAGCTGTTGTCCATTCACGCTCTTCATAACTTTTTATTACAGATAGGTTTTCTGCAATTACATAACCGCGACGATACTCAAATACTTTTTCTGTCAGTTCGGCACTTGTTAAAGGAAAGAAGTTTTCTCCTGTCCATTTAGCATAGAATATGTATGTTTTCGTATTGTCAGGATTTAGTATTTGTTCATCTGTTAGATCACCCGCAATAACAGTTAATGCACCATCATCCACAGGTTCAACGTACTTGACCATGCACCAATCTGTGGGGTTGTTGTCCAATCTAGTTTTAGTCTCAGATAGCTTTGCTTGCGCTTCAGCTTCTGTATCAACGACCCAATTTCTATATATGAATTTAGTAGCCATTAGGTCCCACCATAAACAGTCCCACTGTTAGATAAGGTGTAGCTAACACCGCTGTCGTTAACGGCTTTGCCGCCCGAACCACCTGAATTGCCACCAGATGCGCCCCAGCCGCCACCACCGCCACAAGAACCATAGCCTCCTGCGCTACCACCTGAGCCACCAGCACCACCCGCAGAACCCGCATAAGGGTAGTATCCGCCAGCACCGCCTGACCCAGGCAATATGCGACCGCCGCCTGCGCCAGCGTAGATATGAACAGGTGGGGAATATAGACGGCCACCACCACCGCCTGCACCACCGCCAGAAGCACCATAACCGTCACCGCCAGTGCCACCCGCACCGCCTGATGCATTAAGACCACCGCCAGAACCACCAACGGCATATGTGCGATAAGGGCCGCCATTGCCGCCGTTGCCGCCGCCTGCGCCTCCACCGCCACCGCCACCATATGATGAACCACCACCGCCACCACCGCCAGCGATGTACGCGCCTGATCTGTTGATAACGGTTACGCCTGAAACGCCGCTGTTAATCTTGATGGCATCTCCACCTGTTTGACCACCACCTGTGTATCCATTAATTGCAGCACCACCGCCGTTGTTAGCACCGATGCCGCCTTTTCCTATGATCTTACCGTAGTTATCAATAGTGCATGGAATGGTAATAAGCAGAGCGGGATCATCCACATCATCAGACCAGACAAAAACTCCAGAATTTATTGTGATCGTTGTACCGAACAAACCACTTTGTGAACTATCAACGGTATATGGGCCTTGCGTATTACTTGAAATAGTTGCCCCACCTGTCATTTCTAGCCTTGTTCCTTTTAGAGATACAAAAGGATCACTGCTATTAGAATTATTAATAGATACACCACTTTTTAAAGTCAGTGCCCCAGAAGAAGCAGATGCATAATTTGAACCAAGAGTTGCAGCAATTCCTGCAGCATTGGTTGTGTTGCCATTCCAACTTGCACTATTTCCTATCGCTATATTTGGCATTTTTTAATCTTATGGTTTAGTAGGCCACGTTACGTTATGCGGAAACCCTGCTTGATCTGTGATGTCCAGCAAAGCTGTGCGGTATGCTGACCAAGCATTCTGTTCTTCTGTTGTCATATCAGCCCAACGCAAAGCATTGGATACAACAGGATCTACTTCCATTTGCAAGATATTATCACGCTGAAAACGAACCAAACTAGCGGTCTTGTCATCGTATTCTTGCTGATTGAAAGCTGCAATATCTCCATTTTGATCCATTGAGGCTTTTAGCTCAGTGTTATCAATCGTCATATCAGTATCAGTTGGGTCTAAAAGGTATGGTATCCAACCGTATTCTGGATGATTGATTTCACAATCAACACAAAGATTGTCTGGTGTTACAAACTTTGCATTTCTATATTCTATGTTTCTGTACTCAGCCATTATGAAATCCTTAAAAGGACAGTACCTTGATTAGATGGATAACTGTAACTCATTACGCGCCACGTTCCAGAAGGGCGATTTGATGTATCAATATAAAAGCCATTGTATGCAAACGATAAGTAATAAAGATTACTTGCGCTTTCAGATTGTCCAATAGTTCGTGTTGACCCGCTATCATTTCTACACAACGCATAAGTGCCAACAGCTCCACCTGCCGTTGGAGCAGGGTTGGCACTATCAAAGTTGTCATTACCACGCAATACCGTTGCCATATTATTAATTCCTATTCTGGTTTAGTGGGCCAATCTTCATCATTCAATTCAGGCCAATTAGCGTGTGTGGTTATGTCACGCAAAGCCTGACGATAGTCCATCTCAGCTTGGGTCATTGTTCGATCTGATGATGCCATCCAATCACTTTCCGCTAAAATAGCGTTACGCTGTGTGCGCATAAATTCTTCTACATAGCCCAAACGATTAGCCATGTCTGTTTCTAGTTGCGCTGCTTCTGATGGTGTCATTTCTACTTTTCTACCATTTTCAAGTTTGTAGTATGTTGTCATTTCATTACCCTGCTAGGTACTTGTAGACACGAATAGTGCCGCCTGTGAATGCGTTGCTAAAATTAGCTGTAATTTGCAGTCTATCCGGCCTGTCTGTTGTAGCATCAAACCAATAACCCCTGTAATAGTTTGTAGTTTCAAAATAATCTTTCGGCGCATTAGTGGTACTTTGTCTAAACTGAAGGCCCCACATCCAAGATGCCCATAATTTCTCTCCTGAAGGCAATCCTTGAAGTAATATTGCTGAATAACCAAGGTAGCCACTGGTGTTGGCCCTAGTGCTTTCTCTATAAACTAGACCGTCCCTATTAGTACCATCATATCTTTTATAATTACCGCTTGAACTATAATAAGATGAACCTGAATTTGTAGAAAGCCTAATCATAGCATTGAAATAGGTACTAGATA